ATGGTGTCAGATGAATGGCGCAAATTATCAAACCGTTGCTAACAAGCTTAGTGAATATAAGACTGCTCGTGGAAAATGGGAACTGACAGTGCAAGAAAAACTGGAAGAGACATATGTTGCTCCTTCTGCTGTACCAGCAGTTAATGATAATTTGATTCCATCGAGAGATTCTAACTATATTCCCTTTGGCAACTTCTCGGATATTAAAAAAATTATTAAGTCTAGTATTTTTTATCCTTGCTTTATTACCGGGTTGTCGGGTAATGGTAAAACCGTATCGGTTGAGCAAGCATGTGCTCAACTTGGTCGTGAATTAATTCGTGTCAACATTACTATTGAAACTGATGAAGACGATCTTATTGGTGGCTTCCGTCTTGTCGATGGGTCAACTGTTTGGCATAACGGACCTGTCGTGGAGGCACTTGAAAGGGGAGCAGTCTTGCTACTCGATGAAGTTGACCTTGCTTCCAACAAAATTCTATGTCTCCAGTCCATCCTTGAAGGTAAGGGTGTGTTCCTGAAGAAGATTGGTAAGTATGTAACACCCACAGACGGATTCAATGTCATTGCCACTGCTAATACTAAGGGTAAGGGTTCTGAAGATGGTCGGTTTATTGGAACCAATGTTCTCAATGAAGCTTTCCTTGAGAGGTTCCCCGTAACCTTTGAGCAGGCATATCCAACTCCCAAACTTGAGCAAAAAATTCTTGAGTCATACTGTAAGGAAATTGAGTTCTGTCAGCGTCTTGTAGACTGGGCAGATATTATTCGTAAGACTTTCTATGATGGTGGAGTTGATGAGATTATTTCTACCCGCCGTCTTGTTCACATTGCTCGTGCTTACTCTATCTGGAATGATAAGCAGAAAGCCATTGAGGTTTGTTTGAATCGTTTCGATGATGAGACTAAGATTGCATTCCTTGATCTCTACGACAAAGTTGATGCTGATGTAGATTTTACTGTAAACACTGATACTATTAACACCTTAGAAAATGATTCTTAATTTTTTCGGTCCTCCGATATATCACACTGCTATGTCTGAGGAGCATCTTTCAATGCTCAAGGATATTGCTAACAAATCTGTAGATAGCGAATCTGTCGGTTATGGTCTTGCTGGCAATATTCAAACTCAAAATGAGGCAGTTGTAGACGATAAAGCTGCTTTCCTCAAGTTTGTTGAATATCACATCATACAATTCTGCGACCAGGTTAATAAGGGTGGTGAAGGGTTCACTTATCATCTGGGTCCTGGTCCTTGGATTAATTATATGAAACAGCATGAGTTTAATCCCCTGCATGTTCATGACGGTACTCTGAGTGTGGTTGCATTTATTGATGTTCCTGAGGAGATTTATAACGAGCGGGAACAGTGGGTGGATAAAACTAATACATTTTCTGCTGGTATGCTGGAGTTTATCCATAGTAAATCAATGTTCAGTCCTGGATATGCCAAAGTAATACCACAAACAGGAGATCTATACATGTTTCCTGGTGATCTTGCTCATTGCGTCTATCCATTCAAAAGTGATGTGACTAGAATCTCAATGAGTTTTAATATATTCGACTTGCAATTCACCTGAGGAAGTGCTACAATGAATTCATGGTCTCTCCTATATGATGAAATGTACGGTCCTGAAGATGAACTCGAATGGGTAAAACAAAATGGTGGGTTTGAATATACCCCAGAAAATAGTAATTATGAATTGACTGCAGATGGATTTGCTTGGCCCAAGCAAAACGATGAGGTTGAAAAACCCAAACCATATAAGAATGTTTATAAGTATGACGAAGATAAAATTCTTGAAGAGGTAAAAGAATACATCAGTGGCACATATCGTGCTCATTACAATGCTTCCAACGGCATTCAGACACTTGATCTGATTGAATCCTGTGGAGACGGTGCTGCGTTCTGTCGTGGCAACATTCTTAAGTATGCATCCCGTTATAACAAGAAGGGATCTGCTAGAATGGACATCAAGAAGATCATCCATTATGCTGTTCTTCTCTATCACTTTTATGGCTTAGACCAGGAGACTATCGAGCGTGGATATGAAACTTTCTAAAGAAACTCTTGAATTACTTGAAAACTTTTCTTCTATTAACCAGTCAATTCTGGTAAAGAAAGGTTCCAAACTTCGTACCATTTCCGTAATGAAGAACATCCTTGCTGAGGCAGAGGTTGGTGAAAACTTTGAGAAAGACTTTGGTATCTATGATCTTCCTCAATTCCTGCATGGTGTGGACCTCATGAGTGATCCAGACATTGATCTGAAGCATGATGCTTACATGATCCTTCGTGAAGGTACGAGCACAAAAGTTAAGTTTGCTTTTGCTGATCCTGATGTTATCATCACTCCTCCAGAAAAAGAAATCAAACTTCCTAGCATTGATGTTCAATTTCAATTGCAGTCATCACAACTATCAAACTTACTGAAAGCCTCATCAGTGTATCAGTTGCCAGATCTTGCCGCAGTTGGTGACGGTACAAATATCACGCTCACTGTTCGTGATAAGAAGAATAGTAACTCCAATGAGTATGCTTTGATTGTTGGTAAGACTGATAAGACATTTGATTTCAACTTCAAGATTGAGAATATGAAACTGATTCCCGGATCTTATGATGTTGTAATTTCTAAGAAACTTCTCTCAAAATTTACTAACTCTAACTATAATCTTGATTACTATATTGCACTTGAGCCAGATTCAACTTACGAAGGTTGATAAATGAAGTGCAAAGTACAACTATACAAAGCAGGCACAGTCTTTGAAGAGGTTGTGATTGCTACAGATTATCAAGATGCTAGGAAAATTGCCTTGGCAAGAAACCCATCATCAACTATTATGGGAGTAACAGCAGTATTTGAATGAACATCTTTGTCACCGATCAAGATCCATGGAAGTCTGCTGCTGTCCTACCAGATAAGCACATCGTCAAGATGCCTCTAGAGACCTGCCAGATGCTCTCTATAGTCGCTTCAGACAAGTGGGGTCATGGTTATGGTACTTTGCCTAAGGCAGACGGTATGCCCTATGCTACCGACAAGGGAGCATTCCGTAATCACCCTTGTACTAAGTGGGCTAACGAGACTGTAGCAAATGCTCGGTGGTTGTTATCTCATGGATTTGCTTTATGTCAAGAGTATTCTGCTCGGTATGAAAAAACTCATACTTGCTTTAAGACTCTCCTTGCTGCTGATGATATCATTCCTGATGTATCATGGAATGATCACACTCCTTTTGTTCGTGCAATGCCAGAGGAGTATAAGTTTGACGATAGTATTTCTACTATCGATGCATACAAAATGTACATTGCATCTAAACCATGGGTGAAAGATAATTATCTTCGTCTTCCCCATCGTAAACCTGATTGGATTTGATAATGAGTCGTAATGAATTTCTTTGGGTTGAAAAGTATCGCCCAAAGACTATTGATGAGTGTATTCTTCCTGAGTCTACTAAAAAGACTTTCAGTGAGTTTCTTAAGCAAGGTGAGATTCCCAATCTTCTTCTTGCTGGCCCAGCTGGTTGTGGTAAAACTACTATTGCTCGTGCCATGTGTGAGCAACTTAACTGTGACTATATAATTATAAATGGATCAGATGAGGGAAGATTTCTTGACACGGTGCGGAATCAAGCAAAGAACTTTGCTTCGACCGTTTCGCTTTCATCAGATGCTAACCACAAAGTCATCATCATTGACGAAGCTGATAACACAACCCATGATGTACAGCTCCTCCTTAGGGCAAACATTGAGACATTTTATAACAATTGCAGATTCATCTTTACCTGTAACTACAAAAACAAAATCATTGAACCACTCCACTCCAGATGTGCAGTCATTGAGTTTGGAATCACAGGAAGTAAAAAGCCAGAAATTGCAGCAGAATTCTTCAAGCGTCTCCAAGACATCTTGGGTACAGAAGGTGTTGAATATGATAACAAGGTCCTTCTAGAACTTATTAATAAACACTTCCCTGATTGGCGTCGTGTATTAAATGAGTGTCAAAGATATTCTGTTGGTGGTAAAATAGATTCAGCTATTCTTGCTGAATTTGGAGATATAAAAGTAAATGATCTTATTCAAAAACTCAAGAATAAAGATTTTCAGGCGGTTAGGAAGTGGGTCGTTTCTAATTTGGACAACGATTCTAGTGTACTTCTTCGTCGTGTTTACGATGCTCTTGTTACATCCTTGGACGGTCCTAGCATC